ATGACTTCTTTTACTTATTTTAACAAAGATACAGAATTTTTAAAAATTATAAAAAATTTAATAAGTTATGTTGATAGTGAGATAAAATTAAATTCGTATTATTTAAAAAATTCTTGGGGATTTTGTACAAATAAAAATGAAAAAACAAAATATCATAACCACGAATCTCAAATGTTTAGCGGAGTTTTATATTTAAATAGTCACGACCTCTGTTTAAATTTTAATGAAATTAACAAAACCATAAAACCTGAAAAAGGTAAATTTGTTTTATTTTCATCTTTTTTAAAACATGGTACCGATGTAAGTTATTATCAAGATACAAGGTGGGGAATTAGTTTTGATTTTTCATGGGTAAGTTTTTATGATCATAAATAAAGATTACAACAGAAAAGTACAAAAAGAATATTTTTACATTCAAGGTAATTTAGAAATTGATTGTGACTATTTTATAGAACAAATCGAAAAAGGTTTTAACAGTAAAAATAACATGAATTATAAAACAAATATTAAGGGTAGCATGACCAGTTTTGGTTATTTTCAAAAAAATTTAAAATTTAACAATATTGTAAGAGAATTATCAGAATATCTAGATAATTCTTATTTGTTAAAAAAATATTATTTACATGATGCTTGGGGATTTAAAACAGAACCAGGTGAAAAAACATTATTTCACGATCATTTATGTTATTGGTCGGGTGTAATTTATTTAAATAAATGTGATCAACCATTAAATTTTCCTGAAATTAATCAACATCTTAATCCTGAAAAAGGTGCTTTCGCTATTTTTAGTCCTTGGTTACTTCACGGGTGTGAGAGAAATCAAGATAAAGTGCCTAAATACGGTATTAGTTTTAACATGAAAGAGTTAAAAAATTGGGAAGAGCTACATCGCCCCTAGTATCGACTTATATTTATAAAATAGGTATAATATAATTTCTAGAAAATAATAATTTTGTAGGCTGACTAGACAGACGCTATAGAGACTACAAAACTTAACCGCTATAGAGGAGAAATATTATGGCATCAACTACTTTTTCGGGACCAGTACGTTCTGAAGGTGGCTTTCAAATGGCTACTAAAAATACATCAACAGGTGAAATTACAACAAGAATGAGTTCAGGTATGCCTGATCTTACAGGTTTAGTTTTAGCTGACACAGCAACAGCAGCAAACATATCTATCGCTGATGGAATCATTGCAACTGTAAATTACACAGGTGCAGCAGCATGTGCTGTAGCATTACCAGCAGCAACTAAAGGTGCGATTGCAGTTTATGTTCAAGCTAAAGATACAGCTGGCGGAACTACTACTCTAACTTTTAATGCAGCAGGATCTGACGTGTGGGCTACAGGTTCTTTAATAGAATCAAGAGCAGCTAACGAAGTAACTTTTGATACTTCTGCAGCAGGTGAAACACAATTAGTATTCACTCCAGCTGACGCGGCAACAAACTGTTTTACAACTGGAAGCAAAATTGCTTTTATGTGTTTTGAAGATGGTACATGGCACATTGCAACTGAAATGACTGGTGCAGCAGCAGCTGTTACTGGTGCTTTTGCATTTGCAGCTTAATAATTAATTAGTG